CCCAACTGGCCACCGGAGTTGATCGCCGCACGGAAGTACGGAGAGTTCATGATCTGTCCGGAACCTTCCAAGAGGTTCTGCGTAGCCCCTTCAACACCACCGAGAGCGGCAATGTCTGCAGAGTGGATCGCACCGGTCTTGTACGCGTTCGAGAATCCGGCGAAGATCGAAGCTGCCTGACGCTGTCCCATAATCGGGAGCATGCCGAGCTGCTGGGCGACCATTTGCCCTTGGTTACCCACGGTGTTCATGATCTGTTCGGCCGACGCCCCGGAAATCCCAGAAGCGATACCCATTTCAGACATGACACGCGTTACGGCCCCAGGGTTGGACACACCGGCCGCCTTCAGACGACCCATGTATTGGATCGCTTCTTTCACAGACGTGGTGTTGGCCACGGCCATGATCATCTTCACTGAATCAGCCATGCCTTCGACACGCTTCTTCATTTGGTCGACGTTCATGTTACCGATATCGTTGAAGATACCTGCCTGCATGCCATAGTCGGCCATCGCTGCGTAGTCACCCTGCTCGAACCCGAGGTCACGGGTGTTCGATTGGGTAAACGCACGGCTCAGTGAGTTAGCGTGACGTGCGGACATCCCGAAGGTGCCGACGTTAGGGCTCGAGATGCCACCGACGAATTGGTTTGCCGTCCCGGCCAGCATCGCGTCTTCACCACGGCGAATCCCGATGTAAGGCTCAGAGATGTAGTAGTTTGCCGCTTTCGCAGCTGCCGCACCGGCTAACAGTGGTGCAGCGATACCACCGACCAGTCCACCGATCACAGCGCCGCCGGCTCCCAGAGCTCCTCCGGTACCGGCTAATGCTCCGCCCAGGCCGAAAGCACGACCGGCAGCACCGATCATACTACCGACGAGGGAGCCTGCACCGCGGCCGGCCATAGAACCCATTGCTCCACCGAGAGACTGGGTCGCTGCGGTACTTGACCATGCAGCGGCAGCCGAAGCCATCCCTTCTCCACGGTAAATCGAGCGGGCGTAAGCTGCGGAACGGTCGAACAGGCCGGATGCTGGAGAGCGAGCGGCGACACGCTGGCCGAAGAACTTATTCGCCCCGTACCAAGCGGCTAACGGTACGCCGATCTTGGTGACGCCTTCCATAGCAGCGTCGGAGTTCATAGTGTTCAACGACCAGTTGTTGGCACGTTCTTCCTGAGACGGATCGCTCGCGTAGTTCCCGAAGGTATTCTGGAACATGTACTGTTGACGCATAGCGTCCATGTACCCACGATTGACCGCGAAGGGGTTGTTGGGGTCAGTGTCCGACGAGTACGCCGGACGGAAGTTTGACATGTACGCCGGAGTCGTATACGCCGGGTTGATCCCGAAGCCCTGGTACGTGGACATCGGTCTCTGGGAGAACATATTATCGGCCATTCGTTAATTCCTCTAGTCCCGTCACTTTGAGGTTAGTGTTACCTTGATCATCACGAACCATCTGGGCTTCTGGCACCAGGTGCTTGATGTGCTTATCGTAGTATTCCAACATCTCATTGTAGTGGGCTTTCTTGGTGTCAGCCGAATCAAATATCGCGTTAGAGTATTCGGTAAGGATCGACCTAGCAGAGGTAGCGTTGTTTAGCCCGCCTGCTACAACAGCCATGAGTTTTCTGGACTCCTGAGACAGTTCACTCAGGGCGTATTTCCGAAAGATTACATCCCTCGGGGAGCCCAGAACATCCGGGTCGATCCCTTTCATGTAGAGACCGACGCGGAGTTTACCCCATGGCTGTTTTAGAAATTTTCCTTGCCGTATTCAACGGCTTGGAGAACATTCTGGTCGAACTTGCCGAGTTCCCCTGCCAGGATAATGATTGCCGGCGAAGGTAAGCTGCTGACGTACGTGTAGCGGTCAGAAACGCTCATGTCTCGTAGATCTGTGCCGTTGTAATCCACCAGCGAGTACGCCAGGGTCAACAGGCTGCTTTGGTTCTGATAGCTGAGCATCGTATTGAACGTACGGCCGTCCAACTTGGTGGTCATGTCGTTGTCTTCTTTCGCTGTACGGCTACGCAGGGTAGCACGGTAGCGAGTACCCAGGTGAACCACCTCGGTGTAAGACCCTTCGAACATGATCGCATCGAAAATCTTGAGGAAGTAAGCTTTACGCTCTTCCGTCAGATCTGGTTCCTTATCTTCCTGATCCACTTTCTTTGTAACTTCAGGGTCTGGGACAGGTGCGTCCTTAACTTCTTCAGGGAAGAGCTCCCCTGCGGAAGCCACGTCGTTCATGCTGAAGCTGTCATCTGCGAACAATTCATTCATTTCTTTCTTGGCGCCAATCTTCTTGCTTGTCATGTTGTTTCCTCTTGATGGTATTTTAGATTACTCAGTGTAGCTGAAGTCGCCACTGATGTATTGATAGGCCACGTTGCCGAAAACCACGGAGTGAAGCCAATCATCCGGCTCATCTGGGTGGTGACGATACACTCGGCGTCCTACCGTCGTTTCTTCTTCGAAGATGTTCAGGGCATCGGTCCACATCCCTTCGGTCAGTTCCCAGCACGGGGACACGAAGGACTTCTGACCTAGACGCCACTTCATGAGTACGTTATCAATCGCTTGGGAGCGGTCGGCGGCCAGGTACTGACCTTCGCCATCCCAACGAAGACGCTTCTTCGCTGCAACGTAGTTTATCATGATGACCTTGTTATGGCCTAATTCCTTTTGCATCAACTGACCCTGAAGCACACCGACACCGCGGTCAGAACCGATGATAGATACGTTCCACTTACGGGCCATTTGGCAGCACTTGTCGACCTGCTCGAGGATATGAATCCCCTGCATCTTACGGGACTCCAGGAGGTAGCACTTGCCGTAGCCATCATAGCCGAGAGCCGTGGCGACGGTGTAGGACTTGACTCCACCCGTTACTGACCAGTCGATGCCCAGTACCGTCTTCACGATGGTCGGAGCGATCGCCGCCCAGACAGGGTTCGAGAAGTCCTGAGGATCAGCCCAGCCCTTCCATGCCGGTACGCAGCAGTCCATCGCTTCACGCATTGACAGTGAGCGTCCGGAGAGGTCCGTTGCCAGACCGAAGACTTCGTTGGCCAGCGTGGCCGGAGTATACAGTCCGCCGTCCTGAGCCTGCTTCACTTTGTCGATCATACGGGCCCACTTCTTGGGCTTGGTGTTGTCACCGATCACGAGCTGCGGAAGGTGGAAGCCGACTTTGTCACGGATAGACTGGTTCGTTGCGACCCACTGCCCGGTTCCAACGTCGATGACCTTACCACACTTGTCACAGGACGGGCCGGCCGGTTGGCAGATCTTGATGCACGTTTCGTAGTCACGAGGAATAACCCAGTGATTACAGTGCGGACACTTGCTCGCCCATTCTAATCGGTTGGTACGCAGCCACAACTGCTCGAGGGTGTTAGCGGAAGACTTGGACGTGCCAGCCAGTACCTTGAAAGCATACTCGGAGGCGTTCAGGATTTCGAAGATCGGCGGGAGTGCGTCATAGGACACATCCTGGACTTCGTCGACGGTCAGCAGGTCCGCCATCAATCCACGGATACGGTCAGCGTCGCTTTCGGTCTGAGCGTACGACAGGTAAATCTTAGAGCCGTTCGAGAAGGTCTTTTCGAACACGTTGCTCGTGTCGCTGGTTTTACGGAAATACTTCTTCACCAACGGCGACTCCAAGAAGGAGTCGAGGTATGCATTCGAGAAACGCTTCGCCTGGATCTGGAAAGGAGCGATGTAAAGGGAGTTGAAGTACCCCTTACCGATACTCTTAGAAACCAAGCGGCCTCCTAGGGATACGGACTTACCGATCTGACGTCCGGCCTTGAAGACCATCAGGTCCGGGTCGATGTCATAGATCTTGGTGAAGGGTTTGTAATCCGAGAAATTGATCGGTTTACCCTTCAGTTCCAGCAGGGCCGCAGCCAGCTGGGAAGACGTTGCAACTTTCATAAAAAATCTCCATTTAGGTATTCAATATTTTAGAATACCTTGGTATAATGACTTTGGTGTAGATTACTACGCTAAAAACAAAAAACCTAAACTAAAGGAAAATCCAATGTCTCAAGTAACTTCTACCGTAATCCACATCCCAGGCCGTGAAGCAACCACTCTGACCGGTATGGACGTAAAACTCGAAGACGCAACTCGTCAGTTCGACGCAGCATTCCAGACCTCCACTATGGACAAGCGTGAAGATATCGTTGACGGCGTACGTCACATTTACTTCAGCCGCCGTACTGGTACTAAAGGCTGATCCATTAGGGTCAGTTTCCAAAGAGGAGCCTTCGGGCTCCTTTTTCTTTTTTAGTTGCTGGAGAACACCATGTCAGCAATCAGTTCGTATCAAGGCTATTCCTCGTTAGCCGGTCAGAGTTACAGCCTGGAACTCGAAGAGATCTTAACGAGACTTCCCGAAATGTTCCAACGGCACGGCGTTAATATCGACGTCCTGGGTCACCGCCAAGTAACCCCTCTGCCAGGCGAAGAACCTCATCCTGAAGTCGTTTCCCAGATGGCCGGGCAGGATAACTCCGGGACACTCTCTACGATGCGTCAGGGAGTGGATAACCTTCGCAATATCTCTATGCGTATCAATGCAGCCGTCTTCGCTCAGTGGGCCCGACCGGTGCTTCCCCAGACCCGCCCCGTAGAAGCCGCTCTGCAGCGTATCGTACAGGGTACTGCCGGCCACCGTATGGATCCGTTCATGGATCTCATTATCAAGTTTTTACGCAAAGATATCAAGCACCCAATTCGTAACCTGCCGATCTTCGATGCGAGTATTGGCTTCGGGATGGGTGTTCCGACTAACCCTGCGTTTAGTGAAGCGATTGGGACACTCGGGGAAGTCTATTCGGTAGGCCCACGTCGAGCGTCCGGTACTGTCGTCGAAGATACACCGGTGATCCGCCGCTATCTTCGTTATCTTAACTACCTGGCCCGCCAAACCGGTATGCATGTGGTGTGGATGCCAACGTCCTTTGATACACATCCAGCGATACGGGCGGCAACGGTCTCCGTTCAGATGACGAACGGCCAACCTCGAATTCTCGGGGAACCTCAGCGTCTTCGAGGGTTGGCAGTCTACCTGCTCGGGGACTACCTTCGTTGGGCACCACTGTCCCGCTACGAGTTCCTTCAGCAGCCGGGACAGGTGATGCTCGAAGACCCAAACATGTCTTACGTGCCCATTCTTAATGCCCACCTGCCCTCGATTTCGGCAGCACTGTTAACGTTAGGAGCGTTCTCTCCATGCAAGATCTTCTACAAAGACTTCAGAGCGCAAACGAGCTCACGGCAAGCGGACCCATCGCCTTCGACCTCATCCACGCCAGACTCCGAGCAGATACCGTTCTAGAGTCGATGATGGTTTTGTCTA